GTTATGAACGACAACCCTTTCTACACATTGAGCGACCTTCGCATCTACCTTGGCAAATTGCATGATGCAAATGTAGAAAATCCAGTAGAGCGTTGGATGTCAGTTATGGCACGCGCTGATGCAACATTGGCAAAATACAACGCATCAAAGGTAAGTGCATAATGGCATCAGCAACTTTTACCGTCACGATTACCGATTCAGACTTTGACCGCCTTCATAACAGTTCAATGCGATGGGGCAAGGATTGGGCAAAGCAAGTTAATCGTTTTGATAGCGAGCCACTTTTTACATGGAAGATGGCGTATTGGTGCGAACCTAATTGGCTCAACATCCTTGTCTGCCAGCAATTCCTGTCGGCTCGCGGATATGAGTCACAGACCGTATTTGATAGCGCAACGCTTGAATATGTGATCCTGACCAACTACGAATCGGAGGCGTGGGAAAATGACTGAGCTTCTATTAGTAGGCTTGCCCGCGCTTGTTGTTGTATTTCTATCCATCGTGTTTGACATTGAGGAAAGGCTGACCAAATGAAACTTGTCTGCAAAGAAAACCATTGGAGCGTTAAGAATGGTCAGTTAATTCTTGATACCCCAGAGGGGCAGGAGCTTGCCAAACAAGTCATCTCAACCCTAGAAGCTCAGATTCGCCTTGGCATATACGAGCAGATTTGCGCCCTACCGCTTGTCACGGATCGTAAACGCATCGTCAAGCTCGGTATTGAGAATGTCGCGCTGATGGTTCAAGACGCTTGCGCCCAGATTGCATTGGGGGAGAAGAAATGAGTCTTGGGATTTGCCAGCAATGCGGTCAAGGTGCTGAATTGCTTAACGGTAAGACTTGCATCGGTTGCGATACTTGGGATGCGGGAACTGCCGGGGATGTCGCTTTTGCCATGAAACACGGTCGTTGGATTAACCCTTGCGATGTGGAGGATGAAAATGCGTCAGACATCAATAGCCGCGAAAATTAAAGCCGAACCTCGCATGGGGTCTAACCGAGCAAAGGTCAATCAGTTCATTATTGACCAAATGGAGAACGGCGCTACGGATCAAGAGATTCAAGCCGCGCTTCGTATGTCAGGCGATACCTTGCGCCCGACCCGCCTTAGCCTTCTCAAAGACGGCTTGATTTACGAGTCAGGCAAGCTACGCAAAAACGCTAACGGTAACGAGTGCATCGTCTGGGTATCGGCCCAGTACGGTCAGATTGGATTGTTCTAATGCCTACCTACCAATACCGATGCAATAAATGTAAAGCGTTTATGGAATTGCACCAAGGGTTCTATGAGGACAACGCGCCTGATTGCCCTGAGTGCAACAAGCCCATGTCGAAAGTCTTTCAAGCAACGCCGGCGATATTTCGCGGGGGCGGTTGGGGAGGCTCAAAGTGAGATACGGTAGCTATTGGGATCAGGTTCACATTCATTGCCGTCAATGCGAGAAAGACTATGACGAGCAAAATGTTTTAGTTATTGACGGTGTTTACACTTGGAATTGCCCTGTTTGTAAATTTGAAAGGTCGGTGGATTTATAATGATTACTGAGCTTGCACTTATCTGGCTAGTTGTCATTAACACGGCTGGTATAGGACTTGGAATTTACGGATACATTGCCGCCAAGCGTAAGTGGGTCAAGTAATGGCTCAATGTGGTTTCTGCTCGGCCGCCAATAAAAAATTATATAAAGGCTTATATATGGGCTTTCGGGTCTATGTCTGCAAGCATTGTGTTATCAAACAAAACATCGAAACAGAACTGGAGAAGGCAAGTGCATAGAGAACTACGGTTAAAAAATAGCTGGATTACCTACGGAATCTGTAAGGGTTTTGGGTTAGGTATTAGTGTCAGCAAGTACGGCTTGGATATTGAATTCTTGATGTTTTATGTTGGCTGGCAATTCTAATGACAAAACTCAACGACATCCTTGCCGAGCGTCAAGAGCAGTACGGTGATCCGACTGAGAACTTTCGCCAGATAGGCATTATGTGGGGTGTCATTCTTGACCTGCCCTATTCCCTAGCGCCCTATCAGGTGGCCCAAATGATGATTGCTCTCAAGCTTCAACGCATCTCAGTTAATCCCGACCTTGCGGATTCTTGGCTCGACATCGCCGGGTACGCCAAACACGGTCAGCCATGAACGACTGGAATATCGCCCGATGCAAGGGGTGTGGAGAATGGATGGTCTTGGGTAAGACCTGCTCTGTATGCACTATAATTAACCCACAACCGACTAAGGAGGTTCAGAAATGAACGCACTTAACAACGGAGGCACACGATGAGCGCTATGGAACAGGCGGCGATTGGTTCGCGCTGAAGTTCAAGACTCGTTTCCTTGTAGTCGCCGCGCTTGCGGTTGGGATCGGGTTTGCAAGTCCATCGGTGGCGCAAAGCCCTAAAGCATTTACGGATGCGATAGAGCGCACACCTGCGGCGGCGAAAGCTTACGCGAAATCACAACTTCATAAATACGGATGGAACTCTACTTACCAATGGAGATGCCTAGTCACCGTCTGGACTAACGAGAGTAACTGGCGACCAAACGCCTACAACAAGATTCCCGTCAAGCTAGTGGTGAATGGGTTGACAGTTTCCTATCACGCCGGGGGCATACCTCAGCGAATTGGACTCTCGCCATTAGCAAGCGTTAGCCAGCAAGTAAATGTCGGGTTACGATATATTCGTGACCGATACGAAACTCCCTGCAACGCACTCCGCTTCTGGAATCGCCATTACTGGTATTAAAGATGACAACCCAGACCGCGCTTACGGGCGTGAGTCGCTAGATTTCACGGGAAGGCCGTTCCCTACCCGTGAAGAATGAACGCTTGAGCGCATGATTACCTCCAGTTGATTGCGCTCGCGTTCATCGCCTTAGCCCCACACTCCCACGGTTGTGGGGCTTTGTGCTTTGTAGCCACAATGTAGCTACAAATGACAATGGTGTAACCTTTCCCCATGACGACCATCGTAGCGAGGCAGTACGCCGACAAGGTGGTAATCGGATCGGATTCATTGGTCACCGCAACTCGCAAATACACTCACCCCAAGATGGTGAAGATAACCGAACGCGGGCAATTCCTTATTGCTGGTGCTGGTCTTAGTTCGTATTGTGATGTGGCGCAACACATATTTAACCCACCTAAGCCAACCGAAGCTGATAAGAAAGACTTGTATCACTTCATGATTTCTAAGTTCATTCCGGCGCTTAAGCAATGCTTTAAAGACAACGACCTCAAGCTGGAAGATGACAAAGATGAAGACACACGATTTGCGTTCTTGGTTGCAGTTCACGGTGAAGTATTTGATATTGCTGATGATTTCGCTATCTGCCTTGATTCCGATGGTATTTATGGGATTGGTAGTGGCAGTAGCCTTGCTATTGGGGCGCTTAAACAAGGTGCGAGTATTAAGAAAGCTCTTACGATTGCTTCCGAGAAAGACCCATATACCGCACCGCCTTTCTTGATTGTTGAGCAAAAGCGTGGATAAAAAAATAGCCGAGACGGTATTAGCTCGCGCAAAAGGATATTGCGAAATGTGTGGTGGTACGGGTGACGACTTTGCCCTACATCATCGCAAGCTCAAGTCTCGCGGCGGAAAAGATGAAGTGAGCAACCTAATTGCCGTTCATCACAAGTGCCATAACCTCGGCACAGATAGCATTCACCTAAACCCGGCGCGGGCTACGGTGAAAGGCTGGATGGTTCCTTCGTGGGCTAATCCTGCCGACTACCCCATGCACCTACACGGCGCTGAGATAGTAAGATTAGACAACGAAGGTAACTACGAACGATTGGAATAGCAGGATGGCTCGCATTGAAGTTGTAGGAAATGTAGGAACTGATCCAGAGATTAAGTTCTTCGAAGGCAAGAATGGGTCGTTTGGCGTTGCGTCTTTTTCGCTTGCGTACACACCACGCGAGAAGAAGGGTCAGGATTGGGTTGACGGCGAAACGGTTTGGTTTCGCATCTCCATCCTCGGCAAGCAAGCAGAACTCGTTACCGATGCCGTTCGCAAGGGCGAGCGCGTAAAGGTTGTCGGAACGCTCAAGGTTAGCTCCTATCAAGCCAAAGACGGCTCGCAGAAGCAAGGTTTAGAAATCAAGGCTGACGACATCACGATTGTGTTGAAATCTGCCAATAAATCACAGTTCTCAAAGCCTAAGAACGATGAACCTGAGTGGGGTAGCTCTTGGAACTAATGACAAGCGATGAAGTCTGCGAGCTTCTTGTCATTACCCATAACAACCTGCACCAACTACAAAATCGTAAACAGTTAACTTGGGTAGAGAAAAAAGGCAAGAGGGTCTATTACAACCGCGCTGATGTTTTGGCGTTTAAGGCAAAACGCGAGAAATGAAATGTGCCAACTGCCGCAGGGATAGCCAGCATGATATTTGTCCGTCATGCTGGCAATTTGCCATGTCGCGGTTGGTGAAGTTTCCTGATTTATATTACGACTTAGAACGCGAGTTGATTCCGAGTAGCGGGCGAAGCGGTGAGAAAGTATCCGGTAGCAAGACTCCACCGCTTCCAGTTCGTATCGAAACCCTAAATATGCGCTCAGGTGGTATTAGCACTCCGCTTATGCGCCACGAAGCCATGATGCGCGAGGCACGATCCGAAACGCGCATTACCTTTCGCGGTCAAGAGATAAATAAAATCACCATGACCTGCGAATACATATCTAAGCGCGGGGATTGGGCATACAAGAACTACAACGAAGCCGTTGACCTTGCCACCGTTATTATCTCTACGCATAACAAGATTATGTTTATTCTTGGCAAGAAGTCTGACGAGATAATAATCGGCAAATGCCCCACGATAAATAAAGAGGATGAAGTCTGCGGTACTAAACTCAAGATTGACCCGACTCAGCTAGAGCGCACTTCAGAGATTAAGTGCCGGCGATGCGGTACGGTCTGGGAATCCCACCAATGGCGACTGCTTGGAAAGATGCTTGATGCCTAAACACATAGTGATGTTTTCAGGTGGTATTGGGTCTTGGGCTACCGCCAAGATTGTTGCCGAACGCTACGGCACAGACAATCTTTACCTTGTCTTTGCTGATGTAAAAGGCAGCTCTGACGATCCCCATGTTGGCGAAGATGAAGATACTTACAAGTTCATTGATGCCGCAGTTGCTAATATCGGCGGTACTTATGTGTACCTCAACGAAGGTCGAGATATTTGGAAACTATTTGAAGATCAAAAGTTTCTTGGAAACAACCGCGTAGCCAACTGCTCTAAACTCCTCAAGCAACGCCCTGCGCGTAGAA